TCAACCCAATTCTCGTACTGGTACAAACCCCAAGCTCAACGCATCCTCCTGCTCTGTCAGCGCCCAAAGCCTAGCGGCCTCGGCGAACTCCAACATATCGGAGAGCTGATCTGCATCGACTTCTCGCCGCTTCCTGGCGGCGAACGCCATTTCCGCCAGCACCCTGGCTCGGCCATCCGGATCGGTCACCAGAGCGGTGTGGTCGTTGAGCTCGGCCAGCCAGGCCCTTGGCAAGCTGCCCATCATTCCGCTCTGCACCACCACGACTGCGCGTACATCACGCCGTCGATCTCCTCAACACCGTTGATGTTGATGCCCAGCTGCGCCATGCCACTGACCTTGGCGTCATGGAGCCGAGGGATGATGTCAGGGCCGGGCGTGGGGTTGAATACCCAGGCCTGCGTGGCCACACGGCCGAGGGGCTCGCTGTGATGATCGCCAATGTGCACGTCAGCGCGCAGGGCTGGAACCTTGCGAAGCTGGTCATAAGGGATAGCCACGCCATACTCGCGGCGGCGAACGAGGAGGAAATACATAGGGCACCAAAATACTGTATATGGATACAGTATCGTATAGCTGACCCCGCGTAGTCGCAACGACCGGCCAGCGGCTTCAGTGGAGCGGAGGCAAATCCGTGCCGCGGGCTTTCTCGATCACGCGGAGCTGGTAGTCACAGACCACCTGAAATAGAGATTCTGCGAGCATCTGCAGCCGCTCTACCTCTTCGGTGGGCTTCCCTGCGTCCTGGGCCTCATGATAGGCGCGCATCGCCTCAAGAGCCTCTCTCAACAGGGGCTCCCCTGCTTCTACCATGCCGATGAACGTCCGCTTTTCCATGGCCTGCTCCGATCAGTTCACAAGAGCATTATAGCGAATCCCTTTCCTGTTGCCGCCAAGCCACAGCAAGAGGCATAGTTCGCACTCGCAAGGAAAGGAGGACATATGTCTCAAAGCGAAATCGACCATCAGGTTGAAGAAGCACAATACTGGCTTAGCGTTGAAGTCAAACATTCTGGAGTGCTTTCGGCGCGCCAAAAGGTCGCCATTTGCCGTGAAATCGTTAAATGCGGCAGAGATTCACCCCGTTTGGAAGTCAAGATTGCGCTGCTAACTCTCGTGCTGGCCGGTGAGGTCAAAAACCCCCGCTCTCTTACCCCGGAGGACATTGAGAGCGCGCTGTGGCTCGTTCGAGATAACCGACTCGGTTTCGATCCGCAGGCTGCGATCAGTCTAAGGTGATTGATATAGAGGGCTGGAGCGGCGACGCTGCGGCTCTCTCTTACCTTTTGACATCAACCGCGCTAGACGATAACTGAAAAAAACGCCGCTGAAGCGAGGGATGACTCTTACCCCAGCGTCACAGCTGGCCCAATGCCAAGCGTTTTCATTGGTCATCTTGGGACGCCGGATGACAAATGAGCGCGGCGCTCCATGCAGCGTGTATTCGATAACGTACATTCCATTCGACATGAAGCGGTTCTCCGTCTTTGACTGCCCCTGACGCATAGAGGGCTAGCGGGCCGCTTCGTTTAGCTCTGATGCCACAAAAAACAGCGACTACAATAGATGGGGCATTTGCATTCGCCAGGCTAATGAGAGGTTGAGAACCATAGGAGGCCGATAATGTGGCATCGCGGTGACGTATTTTGGAAATGGGCAGATCCAACACTACATCATCGGACCTATGATGAAACTCTAGCGAACGGGGTTTCCATCGATGTCCAGGTGCGCCTGTCGCGTACGGGGTCCACCCAGCTGTTCATTGGCGTCTACGCCGAACATGGCCAACGGCTATTTGAAGAAGCTTTCGTCAAACGGCCCGGCGAAACCATGACCAAGGCTTTAGCATGGGGAGTGGCAAAAGCGCGCGCCCTGGCAGAAGGCGATGCGAACCACCATTCCAATGTCGACCGGAAACACTCACTTGCTAAAGCAGATTGACAATTCTCACAATCTGCAGGTGGCGACAGCTGCCTCTAGAAGCCGCGCGTAGCCAATCCGCTGCCTGCGTTCAGCCAGCAGCGCTCTAATTTTCACCTCCAGGCTGTCGGTGCGGCGCAGACCGGCAGCGGCCCAGCTTGGCACCGAAACCTCAGGCGCGCGGCATGGGACCTGCACCGGTACTTCGACGCGCACTGTGCGCACCGCCGGCTCGACATGGGCTGCGCAGCCAGCTAGCAGCATAAAGCCTGCGAGCGCCCCCACCCCGCGCATGGATCGCGCTGCAATGCTCATAGACCAAGCTCCTTGTCGATGATCACAGTCGCTGCTGCGCACTGGTCGCCGCCGATACGCTCCTGCTGCAAGCGATTGGCAGCCGCGTAGTCAAGGTCAGCGCTAGCCCTGGCCTGGCTCACTGCCTGCTCGGCTGCGGCCTTGCGGGCGTTGGCTGCCAGCACCAGGTCGCCCAAGGCCTTGCCCTGCTCCGTGGCCAGGCCGGCGAGGTTGTCTCGGGCGGCTTTGCAGCTAGCCACCAGGTTCTGTTCGGCGTCGAGCAGCGGGCGGAAATGGCCGGTGGTTGCCCACGTGCCCATCAGCATGCCCAGCATAATCAGCAGCGCGGCGCCGGCGGCGCGTAATGTCCAGACGCTCATGCCAACACCCGCAGCGCGATGTCGTACAGCGCCAGCCGCTCAGCTGCGCCGTGTGGCGTCTTGCCCGGCTGGCCAGTGTTGATGATGCTACCGATATCGCGAATGCGGCCGGCGTCGGCCAGCTGGTTCAGTCCATGCTTGGCCCACCACCAGGCAGCCGACTGAGCGGCGTGCTCTGCCTGCTCGAGCAGATCGGGTTCATCCTCGAGCGGCAGGCCCAATCCCACGCCGGCTTCGCGATAGTTACTCCGGCCAGTGACCTGCAGCAGGCCGCGCCCACGGAAGCGCCAGCCATCGCCGGACGCCTCCGGACCGTTGCCCATCCGTCCGCCATAGGCCTTGTTGGCGATCTTCTCCGGCTGCCGGGCATACGCGGCGGCGGTCTGCGCGGTGAACCGGCTTGGCCAAGTGCGCACCAGGGCTTCGGCGCTGTAGTTGAGGTTCTCAACCAGGTTGCGCAGCTGGCCCGACTCATGCGCGACCTGGGCCAGGAACGCAGCCTGACGGACCAGGCTGTCAATGCGCCAGCGAGCCATGGCGCGGTTCAGCGCCGGCAGGAATGCGCCGGCAACCGGCCGGGCCTTGGGCATGATCTGCAGCAGCTGCTGCTCGGTAATCGGCATGGGTTTTCTCCAGGCAAAAAAATACCGCCAGGCGGCGGTCGGTGGTTTGGTAGGGGTCAGGCCGGCGGCGCGGGCCAGTCGATATCGGCGGGGTAGCCTGTCTGATCGGGAAGACGGTTCAGTGCAACCCGAAACTTCTTCCAAGACTTGAGCATCGCCTCCTCGCTCGGGGTGGCGTCGTCAATGTCGACTGCATCTTGCAGGGGAGCGATGGCCACGTCGGCCAAGGCGCGCAGGCGGGCAATTTCACCTTGAACCTTGGCCAAGAGCTCTTTAGCCGCTTGCTCGGCTTTCATTTCTGCGGTGATCAGCTGCGACCAGTCAATGTTACTCATCTGCAAATACCTCTGGTTCATCAAACGGCGGCAGCTCTACTGGTCCATTTGCCTTGATTTCCAGTGGCGCTGGGAATCGAGTGTTTTCCGGGGCATTTGCACCATGGGGTAATCGAATGGTGACCGACAAATCACCATTTTTACGCTCCGCATCGCCTGGAAACCAATCGGAAAAAATCGCGCTGCCGGGCAGGGTTGCACCTTCTAAGAGAGGTGAGAAATCAAAGGCCTCTCCATTTACAGTAATAGTCTCTCCGTTTATTACAATACTCAGTTCCGCATCCACTCTGACCGGCGAAAGGGTAATATTCATCATAACCACCAACCATAGGCGATATAGGAAAATTGTACCGGACTGGCAGTTGCAGATCGGTATGAGTACGAGTTTAAACTCCAGTTGCTGGGTGTAACACCAACGAAGGTGCCATTGCCAGCCACCAAACCAACATCGGCTTGTGATCCACTGCCTATAGCTGACAGTGGAGAGTAAACAACTCTGGGGCCAGAAGCGAAAGGTGATGCAAACGTAGCACTCGCAGAAACAGAGGTTCCGAGAGCCTGTGCGGGCAAAGCAATAACCCCTTCGCAGATCATTGAGCCATCTGGAAATTTAGTATACCTGCCGTTAGAGTTTGAACCTCTTTCGTTAATGCCAGCTAGTTGATCTGAATCGACACCCAGCCGCCATGGCGACCACTGACCATTCCCCGCGTTAAACCCCCTGGTAGCGGACCGCCCGCTCGCGATATCAACAACGTCCTGGCGGAGATAGCCATCTGACTGAACCGCGACGTGGATGAGTCCATAATTGATATTTCCTGGCCGATTGACCTCTGTGCCTTGCAGTGCGTTATGAAAGCCAGGAGCGATTGCGTCATTGTAGTTAGATACAGATCGAGTAATTCCGCCCGTGATACCCCAAGCATCCAAGCTGGCGAAATTGCCGTTGCAACGGGTAAAGGCCGTGCGAGCATCGTCGCCGTCTTGGCCGCTAGGGGGCGTACCGAGCCTGATTGGATCGAGTGCCATTCTGTATTCCTAATCAAAATTAGAGAGATCAAGGACCAGGTAGCCCCATGACCAGTTTTCGAACTCGAAGGCCGAGACGTTGGTGGATGGGCCTACGGTTATGAGGTTTCCAACGTCGAGGATGACCGTGCCGCCCATTGCGCTGTAGATTGATTCATTGATCATGGCCAAGATCATCGGTGGATTTCCGGGCATGAGCAGCGATGGGCTTGTGACGTATCTCGTAGCTTGAAGAACTCCCGTTTTAGTCACGGCATAATTCTTGGTCTGGCGTGGAAAGTCCGCAACCTCTGACTTGCCATGGATGAAGTCAAGTACTCGCATGTATTTACAGCGAGAGTCAAATACAATCTCACCTGTGTTTATGTTTCTTACACGCATGCCTACCTTACCCACAACCGGAGCAATCGACATATTGTCGAAGTGATAAAGCTCGATTGGGTTACGCGTCGTGGTAGCTATCCGGTAGGTCCATGCGTTTCCGGATCGCGACAACAAGTGCATACAGATTGCATTGTTGCCGCCGGGCGTGGTGCCAACTACCAAAGGGTTGATGCCGTAAGGAATAGTGAAATCCGTCAGAAACATCCCGTTTGGATTCGAGGCACCTCCGGGGTTGATTGTGTATTTGGTGACAAGTGCAGCGTTTCTGTAGTTACTGTCCACCTGCACGAATCCATTGGCATTTCTGATTCTGAAACCTTCCGCCATTAATAGGTACCGTAGATGATTGTGGCTGGAATTCGCGTGTAGGGATAATTTCCCCAAGACCAATAAAGCGTATTACCCACAAGCCAAATGTCTGGCGTCATCTGTCCCTCGGTCATGGCGAGGCCGTGCACACTCGAGAACCACGGCGCGCCGCCAACTGCATCAGTAATTACAAGCGAGCCGTTGGCGGTCCCGGTATTAACTTGCCCCAGAATACGCGTGATGCGGTCGGTAATCTCAAGCATTACGGCACCCGTTGTAGGGTTCCTCACTCGGATTCCAGCGGCCATTATGACAACTCCCCTATCTCCACGAACTTGACCCCAGTGGCTGCGCTTTGGAAATACAAGCCGCTCACAGAATCGACCCTGACGTAGTTCACGCCATAAAACACTTGCTGGCCATTGGCGTAATTGGTCACCAGCACGGGATATCCGGCATAGGGCCCGCTGGGAACGACCGCCTGCGACGACAGCGTCGAGCCAATCATTGCGCTCTGGACAGCCAGTTTGGATATGAACGCCGAGGCGATCACCGTCTGGCCGTTCTCCACCGTGAACATCGCTTGCGGTACACCGTTGATTTTCTGCATCACTGCGAATCGGTCGGCCAGGAAGACCACCTGCGACTGCATGCCGCCAGGCGTGTTCTCCACGCCAATCCCCATTCCGGCGGAGTAATAGCGGCCATTCGCATCGACACCGACCTTTATGCTGTACATCGTCTGCAGCTTGCCGTCAGTTGTCGCAATCGCCTGGGCGTTTTGCTGCACGCTCAGCTTGGTGCTGCCGAGGTCGGTGGTCAGGGTGCTGGTCTGCTGAGCCCGAGTTTGGGTTTCATCGGCCAGCGCCTGGTTCACCTGACTAACTTGAGATTGTGTGGTGGCCAGCTTCGCGGTCAGCTCGGTGGAGGTGGTTGCCAGCGCCGAGATCTGATCTGTCATCGTCTCGACCGACTGCACCACCCTGGCCAGATTGCCATCGACCTGCGCCTTCACCTCGGTGATCTGCTTCGCGATCGCCATGTCGGCCTGGGCGAAGGCCGAGTAGATCGAGAACGAGCCGGCATAGCCGCCTTGATCCCCTGCCCGCCAGCTGGTCGCGCCGGCCATGCGCGGCGCGACTGCCGCCTCGACTCCGAGGATGCGGCTGGCCATCGCGGTCAGCGAGCCGTTGATCTCCTCGACGCTGGTTTCAACGCCGTCCACGCGCACCGCCAACGCCGATACCAGGTCGCCCAGCGAGGCGTAGTCCCCGAGGTATTCCCAGTAGGTCGTCTCGGTCACCGGCGTGCCGGCTGGCACATCCGCCTGTGCCCGGTACAGCTTGCCGTCGTGCTTCACCAGCGTGCCGGCAAGGTACGGCTTAGTCGCGGCCCAGTCCTCGGCCCCAGCCAGATCTGCCAGCTGTGCAGACAGCGAATCGATCTGGCTTTGCAGGGCTTTGTCGCCGGCCTTGAAGCGCTCGTTGACCGACCCGAGGCCGTCGCCGCTGATCTTCTCGATTTCCTTGAGCAGATCCTGGCCAAGCTGCGTCTCAGTGATCTTGCCGGTGATGTAGTCCAGGATTGCATCAGCATCGGCGCTGGACTGACCATGCACCCAGGCCGACCATGGCCCCACGTTGCCGGTGCGGTCGACCAGGCGCCCACGGAAGTACCGCACCACGCCAGCAGCCATGCCGCTGTGCAGGTAGCTGGAGGTCGGATAGGCGCGCTGGCCGAGGCCCTGGGGATTCTCCCCGCTCGGCTCAGATGCCATTTGCAGGTCCGTGTAGGCGGTATCCTCGGCGCCGGGCGGGAAACCCCAGTCCAGGCGAATGCCGAAAATCTCCGACTGCGTTCGCAGGAACGCCAGCGCCGGCGGAGCGCCCTCCTTGCCCTTGAGCTCGGTGAGCATCGAAGTGCGCCAACTGGAGGTGATATCGAACGCACTCACCGCCCGAACGCGCGCCATGTAGGCGCCAGCGTAGATGCCCACCACGTCCACAGAAGTGGTGCCAGTGCGCTGCAAACGTATCCAGTTGCCGTTGTCCTTGCGCCACTCCACGTCATACGCGGCAGCGCCCTCCACCGCCGGCCATGCGATCGTCATGGTGCTGATCGCAATGCCTTGGTCAACGGCATAAGCCGAGGACAGCGAGACGCTCGCCGGCGCCTGCACGGTGGTGATCGGGATAACGCTGATGGGCCTCTCGTCCAGTTTAGCGCCGGTGTCGATCGCATCGAACTTACTCGGGTTGAACTCCAGGGCCGTGAACTCGTACTCACCTTCATTGCTGATCCGCTTGAGCACCCGAAACAGCTGGATGGCCAAGTCTTCGTAATCGATCGCCCACTGCAGTTCAGGCTCCGGCTGTAGTGCGTACGCGGTCGTCACGGTGACGGCACGGCCGTTCACCGACTGCACCGTGCGACCTTGGGCAGTGCCGTTGGGCAGGTTGATGATCAGACGATCACCAGCCTTGATCGGGGTGTCCCGGTCCAGTGTCACCACACGCCCCGCTGCGGCGGAGATACGGCCACCGTTCGGGCGCCCTGCGACCAACTCATCGGCCACCGGGATGACATAGCCCGGCAGCACGTTGGCGCCTTCCATGCCAGTCTTGAAGGTCACCGTCCGGTCCTGGCTGTTGCTCAACAGCGCCCACTTGCCGCGACGCTGGGCTTCGCTGGCTCGCGTGCACCCAATGGCAGAGATTTCGACCGGCCGATCGCGGTACCGCCGCTGAAGGGCGTTGTCGGTGACCGGGACCACGTCTGTGTCGTAGTTGTTGGCCGGGTTGTCGTAGCTGACCAGCGCCCGGCTGTAATGCGTATCTCGACCAGCGCCACCGTAAATGAAGTCGCCGTCGATGACATTGGACCTGGTGAAGACGTAGTCGATGTCTTGCGCGCGCGGCATGTCCGCCTGCATGAACAGCGAGCCCTGGGCCCAGTACACCATGCCCCGGTAAATGGCGGAGAGATCACGAAGCAGCGTCCAGGCCTCGGCCTTGCCCTGCAGGTTCAGGTCGCAAAGGTAGCGCGGCTCCTGGCCACCGATGCCATTCGGTACCAGCTGGTCGCAGTACTGGCCAATGCGATACATCTCCCACTTGTCGACCATCCAAGGCTGGATGCGCTTGCCCAGGCCGAACCGGTCGTTGACGCAAATGCCGTACGTGGCCCACACGGGGTTGTTCGTCCAGGCCTGCTTGAAGGTGCCGTCCCACACGCCGGTATAGGTCCGGGTGACTGGGTCGTAGTTGCTCGGTACCGGCCAGCGTTTGGCCTTGCACTTGACGGTCACGGCCGGGATGTTCTGGAACTGCTGGGCATCGAACTCGATGTAGAGGAGCGCGGTATTCGGGTACCGGATTTTCTGATCGATGATCTCGGTGTAGCCGGCGATCGTCATCGTGTCGCCGATGGTGCCGCTGTTGGCATTGGGCGTGAGGCGGCGAACGCGCATCATCCAGCCCGAGGTCGCCGCGGGCAGGTTGACTCGCACCGAGCGCTGATAGCCCGTGGTGCTTTTGCCGTCGACCGCTCCCAGGTGCGCTTCAACGTATGCGCCGCCATCGGTAGCGATATCGATCGCATACTCGATGCGGTAGCCGTTGGTGTTGCCCTCGCTGTCCTGCTGAGCAAGTCGCGGCCAGGACATGCGCACGCGCACCGCCGAAAGCTGCGTGTTGCTGAGCGCCCGAGTAAACGGGTTGTCGCTGCGCAGCTCGACGTTGACCGTCGTCTCGTTCTCGACCGCAGGGATGCCTTGAATGTAGTCCTGCTCGACTGTCCCACGGCGCCACTCCCACTTCACACCAGGGAAGTTGACGTTGCCGTTAGCATCCATGATCGGCGTATTGTCGAGGTAGATGTCGCGATCGGTCGGGTCACCGTCGAACTCGCCCTCACCAACGGCCAGGAGAATTTTGGCAAGGTTGGTAGAGCGGAGGCTGTCCGGAGCTTCGACTGGGGTTTTGGGCTTGCTCTCGCCGCCCTTGGAGCCGGTGATGTCAAGGTGAGCTGCTGCGCCCATGCTTTCCTCCGGGCATAAAAAAACCGCCTGGAGGCGGTCTGTTCGACTGGTTGGCCTAAGCCTTGTCTTGCGCCTCGATTGAGGCTGAGATGATCGCCCCGCCCCAGCGGCGTTCGCCGATGCAGATCGGGACCGGGTTGCCGCTGGCAGTGGTGTTCGTGGCACTGCCGAAGGCGTAAGACGGGAGGTTCTCAGGCGCGCCGCTTTGAGATAGACCCTTTGCCTGTGGGCTGAGCATCTGAATGACGCCGCCAATCATCATTGCCGTACCTATTTGGTACAGAAATGGAGAGGCTGCGGCGAACGGTGTGAAAGAAAGCACAAAGGCGGTGGCAATCAGCACAGCTCCGATCACGGTTTGGAATACGCCGCCGCGCTTGCTGCCACTGGTGACTGGAATGATTCTAACCTCCCTCACTCCAGCGCGATCAAACTCGCTTTCTCCCACATTCTGTCCATTTCTAAAAATGGCGAACCTCATCCCCAAACGATCAAGTCGCCTGATCTCCTCTTCAAAGCCCGGCAGTGTTGCTCCGAGAGCTCTGCATGCATCCCGGAAATTCCTCACATCCAGGAGCCGTCTGTGAACTCTGCCGAACCGCCTTGCAAGGGCTCCAGAAAGCTTGATGATTGTCATTGGCTCATAATGAGCGGCAGTCGATGCCATCATTTTCTCCAGAGAATCAAAAAACCGCCCGAAGGCGGCTGTATGTAGATTTTTCGCTCAAATACAACTGCGGGCAACGCTCGCCCAGTTCGACCAAGTGCCATTGCGGAGGTAGACGCGGACTCTAGCCCCGTTAGAAGCCTGGTCAACGAGCGCCATCGCGGGAGTTCCTACAAGATCAATGTCCAGTCGAATACGGTAGCCAGTCTCGGTTTCGGTTGATGCCACATCAGAGTTGAGATCCTGCCACTTGGGAGCCAGGCATCGTGAGTATTCTCGCGCTGTTTTTTGCGTGAGGGAGTCGACCACAGGATCGTTTTTTTGAAGATCCGTCGGCGACACACACCCCGCCAGCAACGCAAGCCCCACCGCACCGATCAGAATTGGCAGTTCAATGCGCACTTTAGCAGTGCGCATTCTCAGACTAGCGGACGCGAATGAGCATACCACTTGATCCAATCCCCCAGCCGCCGACAAGTTGGTCATTACGGATCAGAAATTTATAGGGCTTGGCTCCTACATAACCACCGTAGCTGTTTTTTGCATTTACAGTGACATCGAGCAAATAGCCGGCCTCAAGCTTACGGCCCTCGAAAGCGCTGCCAACCATATAGCCCTTGTAGACCTCACCGAAGCTATATCGGGCAGACTCCGGGTCCTTGAGATACGCGCTGAAGAAGCCCTTCACTGCATTTTCAGCATCCTCTTGGTACACCGAAGCGCCATAGTTGGCGGACTGAATCTGCTCTGGGGTTGGCTTGGCAGCGCAGCCAGCGGTAACCAGGATTGCAAAGAAAATTAACGGGATTAATCGCATTCTGACACTCCTTGTTGGAGCCCGAAGAATACCAGCGCAATGCCAGCACCAAAACCCCACGATGGCGGCGTTCGGCTTTCATTGGGTGATTTACCGCGACAGACCGTGCGCGACGACCTCCGGCATTTCGGCATGAAGCTTCTCGGCCAGACGCTTCAGCGGCTCGGCCACCGACTCTTTCCACAGGATCTGTTGAATCGGCTTGCCGTCGCTGTGCTTCTTGGCGGTGTCAGTGATCACTGCGAACTCCTTGCCATCCGGTGTGACCTCCCAGCGTTTCTTGCCTGGCTTGTAGACCACATGGTGTTGCAACCCGCACTGCGCCAGCAGCTTGTTCATGCTGGCCGCGCTCATGCCGAACTTCGCGCCAAGCTCGATTGGCGTGTAGTTCAGCTCTTGGGCCTCGTTGACCAAGCGCTTCACGCCGGCCATTTCCATCAGGTCGATGCCGATGGCTGAGCGGACCATGCTGTTAGCGCTCAGAATGGCCTGATTGCCTTCCAGTCCCAGACTCTCAGCAATGCGCTTGGCAGCGTCGAAGTTGTCGGCCGCCACTGGCAAACGCCGCTCTTTGGGAATCACCGAATCGTTCGCCGCCGCAGAGTCGAAGGTCCGGATCACATGCAGGCTGAACACTGGGCTGACCCACATGGCATAGGCGTATACCAGCTCCTTGCAGGCGTAAGTTCCCGGCGAGTTGCCGCCGCGCACCACCCTCAAAGCGGGAATTCCCGCTTTGGCAATTTCGCCGGCAAGCTCCTGTGCTTGGCCAACCCGCATCTATTCGCTTGGCTTGTGGCGAGGTTCACCACCGGCGGCCCGGTGGAAGTCGTTGAGGCTGAATCGGCCGTCATGGTCCTGGTGAATCTAGATTCCTGCGATCATCAGTGCGCTCATGCTGCAGCCCTCCCCTTTGGAGCATCCACCGCGTAACGCTGAGGCTCTTCCATCACCCGGCCCAGGCCTTTTACAAATGAGGCGATCTCCCGCAACTTGTTGCGGTAGGTGCGAAGCTCCCACCAGGCGCCGCGGATTTCGAGTCCTGCCTTCTCCAGATCCCACAACAGGCTCTCAAGAGGCGTGGTGCAGTCTCGAGTATCGCGAATGTCGTCGAGCGTCACATCTAGCCATGCCTGCTTGTCGTTACGGACAGTCAGCATCCCTTCGCGTAGGGCTGCTAGAGCCTCAATCGGGTAGTGAATGCTCAGCGGCAGTTGAAGTTGAGTCGGTATCTATCATTCTTGAGGAGCAGGATGGCGTTGAGCTTCCGATGACGATCCAGAAAACCGCGATTGATAAGCTTCAGCAGCTCTCCGACGATACCGGGCAGCCATTGGAGGAGGTAATTTCTGGCGCTCTCCTTTGGGGCTTGAAGATGATCAAGGAGAACCCTGAAATGGCGGATGACTTTAGGAAAAGGATTGCCGCTAGCAAGAAGAAGGATTCATCAGGCGGATGACCCCAAGCACGGCCCTGCGCCGGGCTTTTGTCCCGGCCTTCACTTAGTCCTGAGCCATCAGCTCCAGTAGCCTACGTGAATCACCCAAGTGGATTGCAACGTCAATCTCTTGAGAGATGGGAATTCCGCGCCCCCTCAGATAGGTGACGCTCGCCAGCACCTGGTTAACAGCATTGGAAATTGTTTCGCTAGACGGTACTGCGTACCGTCCTTGGGGAAACAAGCTTTCTACGTGAGCTTGATCATCGCTCGGCGTCTCTGGTGGAAAGGTAAAGATTGTCCGGCCTGGCTCGAGACCAGAAAACCCTTGGTTTTTATGATCATAGAAAGCCGCAACTACCCCTGTGCTCATGGGAATAGACATCTTCCAGCTGGACCGGGGAATCCATGATCGAGCCAGCTCAGGGCTTCGCTCGCTGAATATGTCTTGTTCCTCCTGAATTATCGAGAGCATGGCCTCTACATCTGCCGGTGCTTCGCCCGCAAATCGTTCCTTCACTGGCTGTATCAGGTCAGCCCAGCCCGAAGCCGTGATGAATCCATGCGACGTTTCGGTGATTTTCCTGACGCGTTGCTCGGACATATCCGATCGGCCGTCTTCATAAACCGAAAACGTACTGCGGTCTGCGCACAGGACTACGCAGTCGTCCATGCTGATCATCACGTTGTAGGTCATAGGCCGTCCCCCGACTAAGTGGCAGTCTCGCAATCTACCACGCTGCCGCTTCACTTCGCGTCACGATGACGCAACACAAGGCGCATTCGGTCGAACCAAGGTCCGCCAAACACGATGATTTCTGATGGCCTGCCGTACATGTGGTGCAGCATGAAAGGACCTGGTCCGAAGACATCGGCCTGCTCCCCTGGAAGCGCGGGTTCAGCCCCCAGGAAGATGCCGGCGTGGTTAGGGTGCGCTGTCCGGCCCACGGCCATGACGATCATGTCGCCACGTACCGGCTTGTCGACCTGGTAGAAGCCAGCCTCCTCGAAATGCTGCTCGTACAGGCTCGGGCTGGCGGCCTGCTCCCACCACTCATCCTCGCGGGCGTAGGCTGGGAATTCCAAGCCCCACTCCCGCTTATACCAGTCGGCGCACACTTGCCAGCAGTCCCAGGCGCCGTGCACGAACGGGCGCCCCAGCAGCTTCGTATCGCCGGTTGGCGTAATGGTTCGCAGGTCGCCCTCTGGCCAAGATAGGATGTGCCAGGGCAGTCCGGTTGCCTCGCACATGGCAAGGTCGCGCGGGGATGGCCTGCTAGTAGCGTCGGGGTGTGAATGCACGATGCCGATCACGTCGCCCAGGTCCTCGGCTGCAGCATACTGCTCGGGCGCTATCCGGAATTCTTCGCCCGGATCTGCTGCGGTGTTCTCGCACAGCACGTAGCGCTGCGATCGGCCGCTGGCGATGATCAGGCCGCAACACTCGCGCGGATATTCAGCCGCCGCGTGCGCCTGCACGGCGGCGAGAATGTGCTTGCGCATGGTCAACTCCTTGCTATCAATGACACGGCAGGGAAGCCGCCAAAGGGAACGGGATTGCCGGCGCCAAAGCGCACGACGCAGCCGGAGTCGAGACAACCATTGCAATCGTCCTTTGCCGGATCATTCGTGGGATTGCCATCTAGGTCGTAGTAGGGGCCGGTGTAGCCGCAGTTCGGCCCCCGGTAACCGTTGGTCATAGCCCAGTGGCACAGCGTGGTCATCTGCCGTCCGATAGACTCCCCTCCCACATCCCCCGGGCTGGCCAGCTCCCATGTCACCATCTGGCCGTTTTCGCCCGTTTTCTGGTCGATGAACCAGATCTCGATGCTTTCCTGGGTCGGGTCTGCGGTGGGGTTGCCGGCAGGGAAGTTCGCGGCATCCAGGAACTCGCCCAGCGTGTTGCGGATGGTCAGTTTGAACTCGAGCAGATTCGCGAAGGCAAGGCACAGCGCGGTGATTCGCCCGTTGACGTTACCGACGGACAGTTTGGGCCTCACCGCGGTGCCGTCCGAGTTTGCCTCGATGCCCTCTACCTTCAGCGGCCAGGCCCCATATTCCTCACCCTGCCACCAGATGGACTTGGCGGGGAGTTGATCGGCATCGGCGCCAGCCGCTGCAAGCTCTTGAGCCGTGTGCGGGATGGCGTGGCCGTGGAACCGCAGCACGTCAGCACCGAAGTCGGAGCCGTCGAGCTCGAACAGCACCACCTCGGAGCCTGGCTCTAATTTCTGTATCTGCTTGATCAGGCTCATGGGTGATAGGCTCGCTCGAATGTCAGGTTGATAACGGCCAGATCCCCAGGGCGGCGCTGCTGGCCGATGCGCTCGCAGCGGTACATGCCCAGTTCACCGCCTGGCGGCGTCCACAGGAAAGAGCGGTACCCCTTGTGCACGCGAATGAAGTCGACTATCGGCTTCACCTCGTCAGCGGTACCCCCGAATGTCAGCGTCCATGTGTCTGTCTCAGCGTTGAGGCCGTCGCCCACGACCTGGGCGTAATTGTCACCAAACTGGGATTTGCGCGTCTTGAGCGTGCTGTCGCCCGTTGCCTCGTCATCAGGTGACCAGGTGAAAGTCTCAATTGCCACTGCTATCTCCCATTCGCGTTTCGATAACTGGTGCCGCCGGGGCGCCAGGAAGCAGCAATGGCACGATCGGCAACGCCCTGCATCTGCTGCTGAAGGTTCTGCTCGAGCGCCGCTGTATCAAGCTCCATGCCCTCACTGCTGCGATCCGGAACGGTGACGCTCATCGGTGCATAAAGCTGCACCGTGGTTCCGCCGCCTTGATTGCCACCCACTACCTGCACGCCCAGCGAGCCGTCGGCGCCGCGCGCCAGCGGCATGATTGCCTCCGGACCTGCTTCGCCGGCGACGCCCAGACCGCCCCCTGCCAGATTGAACGGCGTCGGAGTGTTCAGGATGTTGTTGGTACCGAAGGCTGCGCCCTTGGCGAACATCTGCACCCCGTTGTCCCAGGCCCCGCCCAACGCCTGGAAGTACAAGCTCGAGTAGCCGGCCTGCGAAGCGCCAAGGTTCGACGAAATCGCGCCAGCCGAGCCTGATGGAAGTCCGTTGCCGCCAGGTCCGCCGAAGTAGCTGCCGACAGCGGAAATGCCAACACCGACCAAGCCGCTGAGCAGCGAGCTCGCGGCCTGCTGACTGGCAATCCTGGCCATATCCGCAATAACGCTGGTGGCGAAGCTCTTGAAGTTAGCCTTGCCCGTCAGGGCGAACTCGGCCACAGCATCCCGCGCGCTGTTGAAGCCTGTGGTCAGCATGGTGTCGGTTGCGTCAGCGACATTTGCCGCGTCGGCCTGGATGTTGGCCCAGGCGCGCCGGGCGCCGTTGCCGTAGTCGCGCTGCGCTTCAAGCTTGGCGGCATGGCCGTCCACTTCCATCTGCAGCTCGCGAGCCTGGTAGTCGGCAAGGTCAGCCAGGCGTTTCTGATAAGCGTCCTGGGTCAGCCGGCGAGACACGTCCTCCTGCTGCTCCTCAAGCTGACGGCGGGCATCAGCGTATTTCTGCCTCACGGCATTCAGCCGATCAGCCTGCTCGCGCTGGTCATCACCCATGCCCACGCCTGCGACATCTGCGTTGATAGCGTCTTGCCGGGTTTGCAGCACCACCTCCATCGCCTTGCGATAGGCCTCGGCGCTATTGCGGCGGATCTCGGCGAGCTTGCGCTCCTCCTCAGTGCGCTTCTGAATTGAGGTGTCGGCGTAGGCCGTGTTCAAGTTCTTGATGCCGAGTTCCATTTCGGCGCTGGTGATCTTGCCCTTGACCTGAGCCTTGCGCAGTCCCTCGATACCCTCTTTCAGGTCGTCGAGCCTCTTACGCTCCGGCAGGGCGCGGTCGATGATCGCATCGAGCGCCTTGATCTCGTCCTTCAGGGCCTTGGTGCGATCCTTGCTCCCCTGGGTCGCGTCCTTATTCGCTTTTTTCTGCGACTCAATCGCGCTTGCAGCAGACAGGATCGCCTGGCGGTCCGTCTCCGTGAGGTCGGCGTTCTCGGCGATGTGCCGGTTGGCGATCTTGATCGCGTCGCCATTGTCCTGAAGCCCGGCGAGCTGTTTTTGCAGAGTGGCCAGGTAGGTTTCACCCGCAGAGCTCATTCCAGCCTTTGCGGCATTGTTGGCCTGGGTCGACGCCGTATTACGATCAGTCTCGCCGGTCAGTTCAGCCAGCTTGGAGCGCAAGTTAACCAGCTCCGCGCTCAGATCCGAAGCTTTGATCTGCCCTGTCTCGATGGCCTGTGCCATGGCCTCAGTGACGCCAGGAATCCCCCGCACCTCGTCTGCGACAGCCTTCCAATCCACCACGGCGCCGGTGGCTGCCTGGTTGGCGGCAGCGCGTACCAGGTCGAGTGCTCTTTGCGCTTCCTGAGGCATCGGCGCCAAGCCGGCAATGAAGCCGTCGACGCCCGCAGCGCCCAGCCCGCGCAGATCGTTCTCGAACTTGTCAGCAATGGCCCCGGCGGTCTGCCCGAGTTGGCTTTGCAAGTCGTCGAGTTTGCCTTGCAGCTCCCTGAGCGCCACCGCCTGGGTAGCGCTGTTCAGCTTCCCGAAGCGCTCGACCACCTTGTCGAGGGGGTCTGCCAGATCGCCGAGCTTCTTCTCCAACCCATCGGAGTTTTCGCTCAGCAGCAGGAAGCTGGCGGCTGCGGTACCGGCGAGCAGCGCTAGTCCCATTGGCCCGCCCAACGCCGATAGCAGCCCGCCCGTAGCCGCGCGCGTGAGATTGGTTTGAGCAATGGCCAGGGCTTCGGTTGAAGCGGTTAGCGCCGCCTGCTTGGGCAGCAGCTGGGTTTGCACCAGCGACAGGCGCTGCAGGCCCGTAGCAGCTGCGACGGAGGCCTCCGCCTGCTGCAGCTGAGCCTGGGCATAGATTCGCTGCGCCTCAGCGCCGCGAATGGCTGCTCGAGCGTTGTCGACCTCGGCAATTCGCTGGGCCAGGGCTGCTTTCAGCGCCAACCCAGACTTGGCCACGTAGTTTGTGAGTGCGGCCACGCCCGCGCCGCCCATGGCCACGGCCACAAGATCGACGTTGTCAGCCAGGGCAATCAGTACACTCGACAGCCCTGCGACTGCGCCAGTCTGCTCTTCCATCCCGCCGAGAAAGGTCTGAACCGCGTTCCCGATATTCACCAGCGCATCTTGCACGCTGGTGGACATATCAGCGGCCGCTTTGCGGTTGGCCTCGACGGTTCGCAGCAAACCCGTGTTGATGGTGTCTAGCGACAGCTTGCCTTCGACGCCGAGCTTGCGAACCTCCTCAGCACTTTTACCGGTTGCAGAGGCAATGGCATCGACGATGGTCGGCATCGCCTCTTGAATCGAAACCCAGCCATCTGCCTCAACCTTGCCGGTCTGCAAGGCCTTGGAATAGGCACCAAGCGCGGAGCCGGCCTTGTCGGCAGACGCCGCGTTAGTAACCAACAAAAAGCTGAAGCTGTCGGTGATGTCGAGGGTTTGCTGGGTGTCGTAGCCCAGGCTGCGCATCGCACCCGCAGTACGGATGTAAAGCTCTTGTGCCTCCGCTAGGGGTCGATAGGTTTCCTGCGCGGTTTGCAGGAGGTGTTCTTGCACCGTCTGATATTCGCCAGCACTCCCGGCGGCAGCCCGCATCCGGTCAGACATCTGACCGTAGGCGTCGACCTGCTTGATGATGCTGCCAACAAGGCCTGCACCGGCGACAGCAGCGAAGGCGCCACGGATCAGCACGCCCGCCTGTTGAGCGGCGCCCCCCGCGCTATCAAACGCCGAGTCCACTTGCGCCAGGTTGCGGTCAATCGACTGCGAGGTGCGCGCTACTACCTGGTCGGCGCTGGCCAGTTCGCGGCGCAGCTGGGCCGTTGTGGCCTCGATCTGAACCAGCATGCCCTGGACTTGTTGATCGGCCATGCGTTTCTCCAAGCACAAAAAAACCGCCCGGAGGCGGTGACTTATTCCTGCTGCCGACCTCGGAAGAAGGCCTTCAACTTGTCGGCGACATTGCCGGGCTTACGCGGGGCCTGACGCTGGCCGGAAGCCGAGCCTTGCGCCTGCCCGCGGCTGCTCCAGTCGATCCGGGCATCGAGCGCCAGCATGAGTTGCGGAATCGGGGTGCGCCACGCTGTGTCAGGCGGCCAGCCAAGCCAGCCGGTGGCCACGCCGAACAGGTAGTCGACGTAGCTGCCGTCCCTCACTGCGCTGTGCTGACCGCCTCGTCCTTTCCCCGAGCGACCACACTCGGCGGTACCGGGTTAAGCAGCACGGTGATGAAGTT